TCTTCTGCCTTTAATTGTTTCTTGGCAAAATCCATGTATTGAGAATGAACATGCTGGATTTGCTTTTGCTGATCATCAAGTGATAGCAGATCAAAGCCAGGCATCTGGATTGTTTCAAGTATCTTTTCTTTGGATGGGAGTTCTTTCCCATAAATGGTTAGCAGTCTGTTGTACTGCTGCGCCGTCATCTCCACCCCATCAATCTTTCGCTCTGGCATCCCAACAGGCGAGCCTATCCGCTGCAATGCGTCGTCTACTTCACTAAACTGCTGTGGGCTGACTTTGGTCGGCAGCACAATCTCGTACCACATACCGCGACCCTGTTGAATTGGGTCACCCCATAAATTCAAATTATCAGGAAGGTCAGTATTAAAGTAAGGCAATCGGCTGCGGTACTTGTTAAATGCTTCAGCAAACCCTCTCAATGCCATTGGCAAATCAGGACTAGCCCTGGTGTCTTTAGCAGATGGATCTAAAATGCGCTCAATGCCAGCCACTAATGAGCTTGTGCCAGGCGCTGGGCTACCCCCAATGACAAACCCGCCAAACTGTTTAGCCAAACCATCAACTATTTTCTTGCCATCAACTGCGCCGCCTTGCTGGCCAGCGCCAATGAGCTTTGCAATATCTGCAATGCCCTGCAAATAAGGCTGCTCTTTTAAATACTCATACATGCCATAAACGCCACCAAGGAATACCTCTTCAACTTTACTGGCATCTGGCTCATGTCTGGCATATTCGGCATAATCTGACGCAATAGCTAACAATGCAGATACAGGCTCCATGCCGCTATAACTGAAATAAGTGTCACCAACTTTACAGCTGTATGGTTGCCAGCCATCGCGGATTAATGCTTCTCTGTCTGCCTTGCGCTCTGGCCCACGGCCAGTGCATAAACCTTCAGCAGCCATCGTCGCAAATGCGGCCAGAACAGTAGAGCCCAAAGTAACTTTGGCTAAAGCCATATCTCTGTAAACGCCGCCCTTTGCCATCTCTGTCGTCCATCTTGACGACAAAGGGGCAAACGGTGTGCGCTCAATTACATTAAGACCAATGTTTGCTGGAGTCTTAAAAAATGGCACAACAATCTTTAGCGCTGGGTGATTAAATACTTGCTGCAGCTTTTCTAATGCTGGTGGCAAATCAGCTGTAAATGTACCAATCCTTGCAAATTCCATTGCCGCCTCATCCAAATCATCAGGCGGGTTTTTCATCAAGCTAATTGTTTCTGCCTCTGCTTTTGTTAAAGCATCTGCCTCACTCATACCAGAATCAATGGCATCCCTATATACGGTTTTGCCTCGTCTAGTAACCTGAGCATTAAGCTCCATGCGATACAGCACAGCTTTAAAAAACTCATCCTCACTTAGCAAAGCGCGACCAGGCATCCCAACTGCGGTGCCATAATAATCAAGGCCCTTACCAAATAAACTATCTTGTTTTGCTCCAGTCAATTCGCGCAACTGCTCTGGAAGGGTCATGCGCGTAGAGTCGGGCAGCTCTAGTTTATTCGCTACATCCATTACTGGTTCGTTTTTACGGAACGCAATAGACGAAACCTCAAGACCTTCGCGCACTCCATTGCGAAGTGATTGGATCATTGTTAATGCTTCATCTAGTCCAATCTTTTCATTAGCGCTACCAGGCACTAATGATCTCCAGCTGCGCACCTTATCAGGCAAAACATTGGAATACATTGCCGCAACCAAACGCTCTGGTATTTGATACAAACCAAATGCTGTATTTGAAGAGATATTTTTTGCGTGCGAAACAGGGCTAGACAATAGCCCATTGATGTAAGTAGAAAACCAAACGTCTTTTAGTAAACCTACTTTTGTTACCTTATCAACTAATTTTGCTTTTGCTGCATCATCAGTTAATTGCAAAATTGCATTTACAACTTCAGTCATACCAGAGGAAATGTTTGGGTCAGCTGCAAGTTTTTTAATTTCATCAACATTCATTACTGGCCGGCCTTGGTTTAATATAGCCAAAGCCTGGGCTGGTGTTGATGTAATACCTTTTGCCTCTTTAATTACATGCGCTGATAGTGCGTATTGCTCTATCAACATTTGCATAAGCTCTGGTGTTTCGCCCTCAGTTTTGATTCGCTTCATAACTGATTGCAAACGATCTACTTGAGCAGGCACCGCAAACGCAGCACGCAATACCGTGGAAGGTATATCTTTTATTTCCTTTGTTTGGCCGTCCATCCCGCGCAAATAAGCATCATCAAAGCCAAGCGCTTCAACCTGTTTTAAAACCTGATCTTTTGTTATGCGCGTGTAATCAACTGCTGTATCTTTAGCAATACTTTGAACATACTTAGCAACACTCTTGTCGTCAAATAGATCATAGTTAATTACTTCACCAGTGCTAGGTTTCCCTGTGCCTGGTGCCGCTCTTGCGGAAGATCTAATTTTTGCTGGTGTTGGAGTAACAAAAGCAGGCTCAACTTTTACTTCAGCTGCAGGCTTAACTTCTGGCATTGCCTTGGCTGCATCTTTAGCAGCTGCGGTTGCAGCAGCTTCTTCTTGCATTGCTGCTCTAGTGCGTGGCTTGGTATCCGTAACTACATCACGCAATACCTTGGCACCGCCTTTGACAATATCGCGCAGACCAGCAAGCTGCACGCCATCCATGTTGGGTGTGCCTGGCTCAGACGTATCTGTAATTTGTGCTTCAGCATCCCGCATTTCTGCAGGCATCGGCTCAAGCTCTAACTCACCAGCCTGGGCGACTGGCAATTGTTCTGGCAATATAGATGCTAGGCGCTGTTCAAGTGAGGCCATTATTTAGCTCCTTCTTCTGGAGCAATGGCGCTCCCTTTTATGATTGAGTTTCTTGCTCTTGCGGTTTTTGTTCTGGTTGCATTGGTTGACTTTTTGCTTGATCCAGCTGAGAGTTCTGATTCAATGATTTTTTCAAGTTCGCTCCGTATAGGATCGAGGTCGGCTGCGGTGCGTCCGACACCGAGGTCTGCCAACCTTCCCAAGTATGATTTCCCATCTGGTGACTCCTTCCAATTATTTCCGGCTTTAATTAATTCAGATTCATAACCCTTAGATTTAACATCAAAATCTAAAGATCTTAAAACATTATCAATTTCACCACCGCTTGATAATGTATTTTGTACACTTTGCATTTTTGCTGCATTTGCCTTATCGACTATAACACGTATACCTACTCCACCATCAACGGTTTTAATTGGCTGATATCCAACAAATAAACCAGTTGGATCGGCTGCCATAATTTTTTCCCAAAATGATCTAATGCCTTCATTTGTTGATAAATTGTCGCTGTTAGTTTCAATAAAATCAATTGCTAATGCTTTTGGATTTTTTGTTGTTCCTTTAATTGCATTAACCCAAACTTCAGTTTGTTGCAATAAATAACCAAGGACATTTGCAGCTATTTCAGCGCCCTCCCTAGTGGCTAAAGTTTGCGCTACCGCTGCTGGGTTTTGAAATGTTTGCCAGCCACCAGTGCCATGCACCATTTGCCTAAAATCAATACCAGATATTTGTTTTGCTGTTTGCATTGCTTTATCTGTAACTACCTGAGTAATTTCAGATTGACGTTGCGCAGGAAGTTTTGAAAACCTTTCTCCAAATTTTGTTTCCCAAGGAGATCCAACAGCTGGAGCAACTTCCATTGATATTCTTCTTAAATTTCTTTCCAATGCTGTGACACTATCCTCTGCCGCATCAGCAGTAAGTTTTGTCATAGACATCCAGCCAACAGCTTGAACTTCTTTTGGAGTCCAATCTGTTCTTCCTTGCCATGAGTTATCGTTTAAGTATTGAGTTAACTTTCTGCCAAAGTCTGCTCTGTTTTCATATTGAGTCTCAGTTGGGCCAGTAGCCATGTCAGTCTTAATATTTTGTCTGTCTACCTGATAACCTTTTCTTTCAAGATGATTTAATAATATTTCATCTACCAAACCAGTATCTCTAGCAGTATGTATATCAACTACAAATGGAGATCCACCAGCTTGCTCGTTACCATAAAAAGATCTAACAGATTTACCTTCAGCGCTATCTACAAAGTCTGATATTTTTGCGCCAACACCTTCTGTAATTGGTTCATTAGATAAAACATTTCTAGCTGCTTGTGTAGCCAATGGCAAACCACCAGCTTTCATTTCTGCTTTTGGTACATTCCTAGCAAATTGCTCTGCCTGCAAAAGCATATTGCTTAATGCGCCATCAACACCAATATTTTGATTAGCAACAAGCCATGCCCTCATATATTTATCGGCTTTTGCTTCATCATTATTTGTGTACTTTAAAAAAGTTCCTTTAATATCGTCATACCATTTTGCATATTTTGAAATTTCATTTGCATTTAACATTGATTCTGTTCTTGCTATCCAATCTTGTGGAGATATATTACCGACAACAAAGTCAGGCAAAGAACTTCCTTCTGGAGCTTTTATTTCAATCCTAGTATTTTTGGGTGCTCCAACTGGTTCTTTACCAGCTAATATATTTTCTTCTCTTTTAACTTTTAATCTAAGTCTATTATCTGTATCTGCTAATGGAAAACTTAATCCACCAGTTGATTTGCCAGGCGGGACAACATCCATAATCATGCCGCTTTTACGCAAGCCACTTTCCATCATACTGGCTGCAGTAGGGGCTAATGCTGTACCTACTGCTTTTGCGCCTTTTGCCGCAGCCACACTGGCCGCTATACCACCTTCTAATATAGTAGGAAGCGGAGCTATTTTTCCAAACGCACCGCCAACGCCAGCACTAATTTCTCTATCTTTTTGATCTTGGACACCAGGAGGAATTGCTGGTGGTAACTTTACTTGCGTATCAGTAAAGGGGACTCTAAATCCCTCTTTGCTAATTTGCTCACTAGTAGCCATTTTTGTTTTTTGTTCTAAGCCCTCAAGAAATCTATCTAACAAAGGCTTATCATTAGGGCCACTAAAAACATTAACCGCAGCATTTTTGATTGATTCAATATCACCCAATATACCCAAACCAGTTGCCGTTGCCTCTCTAGCAAAACCAGCACCAGTATCAGCCAAAGCAGTTAAAGGTTTTTCTAATCCACCAGCCGCTTGTGATTGTGCTTTAGTCACACCACCACGGCCAAAGCGTGGGACGGCATCAGTGCGCGTATCACTTGGGCCTGCTGCAAGTTGCACGCCTTCCAGGCTGAACTCATCTTCTATTGCTGTAGGAAATTCTAGCTCCACCAAAGCATTTAGATATTTATTCTCTATTTGACTATATGCCATGTCACTCTCCGGCCTGCGTTAATAAAGAGTCAGCACGTCTTAATACTTGTCTTTTTGGTTCTGTGTCAGCTTTTTTTTCCAAAGATTTTAAATTATCGCGTGTAATCTTCCCATTGATCCAAGGCAGTTTTTCAAGTGATTCAAGAGATTTACGTGCAGCTTTTGCAGTTTCACTGTTGCGCTGGGTTTCAATATTTTTTCTAAGCTCAGAAAGGATTACATCTGCCGTTGGCTCAATATTTTTTTCATTAAGGTATCGCGTTTTAATTGCATCTGCTTGAATGCTTAATTCGTTATATCTTTTTAATGCGGTTCCCTCTTTGTCAAAATATGCCTGCCCCTGAATAATAGGCACGTTAGATAATCTTGCCAAACCTGTATCAAGTTTATTTTGCTCTTGTTTATCAGTTCTATTAAAAAGATCAAGAGCGGCAACAGCATGAGTTGTAGACAACCCTTGCTTAGTCATAGCCCAAATTTGGTCAGGACTGGTAATCTGATTTTTATAAATCATATTGCGCAAATTAAAATATACTTGGCCATTGCCTTCACCCTTTGGTGGATCGCGCAAATCTTTAAGCACATTAAGCGGAACCACATCAGGATTATTCATTGCTATAACAGCGATGCTATCAATTAACTTTTTTCGCTCTTTGCTATTTTCTGGAAGTTGCAATACGTCGTTATACAAACTTACAAACTTTTTTTGATCAAATGTTTTTTGTTGCTGCAATAAATCTTTAGCCTCGGAATTTCTGTAATTAACGGCAGTCATATAATTAGCCGTAATTTTTGAAACAGAATTTTGGTCAAGTGTTTTTAATAGATTGCCATGCTTACCAATATCTGCTGTTCTAATTTTTTCCAACGTCATTGTTTTGTCGTCAATTAAAGACTTAGTTATTACATTTATTTTTGCTTCGCGCACAGCAATTTCATATTTTTCGCTGTATTCTTTTTGCATTGCAAGACCGCCAAATGCAAGCGCTCCATTAGTAATTGATTGGCGGCGAGAATTTATCTTATCGTCAATTGTTATTATTGCTCCTGTCTCCGGATCAATTTTGTCACCTGCTTCAATATCTTTTTCAAGAAATCTAAGGTCGTGATCATACCCAGCATCAAAATTTATTTTTCTTTGTTCTTGGTTTTTTTTCAGTTGCGACTCATACGCTGCATTTAAAACTGTATTGCCATGCGCAGCCATTGAAGCCTGAAACTGTATTGCAGCTTCTGGATCAACAGCAGATAGTGTTTTTGAGAAACCTGTAGTTGCAGAATTTATTTTTGTTTTAATTGATTCTGGAGTTACTCCAGGCGTGCCGTTTTGTATGTCAGTCAATATTCCAGATAATATTGATTTTCCTTCAATTAAAAAATGACTAGACAATTCTGCGCTTCTTGCTTTGCGAACAGCTTGATTAAAAAAGCTAGGCAAGTCTCCCGATTCTTTACCAATCCCACCACCAAGATTAGGTGGAGTAATTCCACCAGCTGCCAAATCTAATTGCTCTTTTGTCGCTGGGTTTTCTGCAACATAACGCAAACCCTCTTCCATGCGCTTTTTGCCGCTAAACTCTAAAACAGTGGCTCTCATATCGTTTAAGATTTGCGCAAGCGTGCCAGCCTCTTGAGCTTGGACATTAGCCGCAACCATGTAATTAGTTTGCTGCTGACTAATCTGCTGCATCGGCACATTACCGACTTGCCTAGCCTGCACCTGACCTGACATCAATCTAGTAGCCATATTTAACCTAAAGTAGAAGGAGCTTTTGCGGTTTTAGGAGCGTCACCGCTGCCTACTTTGTAAGCATCAATACCACCCCTAATAAGCGTTTGCGTAGCCATTAAACCACCAGTGCTACGCGCAGCAGATGCCGCCAAATTGTACTGACCTGTTTGCTGTTTCGCAGAAAACTGATTAACAATGTTCTGTATCTCTGTTGACTGCATCATTGCAGACGCATCTTCAAAACCCATTATGCGTGCAGTTAATGCGCTTAAATCAGTAATACCAACGTCAAACATTGTGTTTGCTATATTTTGTTGTTGAATAGCAGCAGCAGAACCTTCGCCAAATGAAATACCAGATGCCGCAGCTCTAGCGCGAACAGAAGCATTTACTGCTCGCATGTTTTTCAACAATGTATTGCCAGCAATCTGGTAATTCATAGCATCAATTTCTGCTCGCTTTAATGTGCGGCCTGCTTGAATGTTTGCATGCTGCTGAGAAAATGTAGCATTAACTTCTGACACAGCCAGCGTATTTCTTGCCTGCAGTAAGTAACCTGTCTGCTGTTGAATGGCAGCAGCTTGCTGCGCCTGGGCTTGGCCATAGGCAGCAATGAAATTCACACCGGCTAAAGTTGGATCTGCCATATTATGTTCCTGAATAAACGGCGACTCTGTAATCGAGTCCAAGCAAATTCATTTTTAATGGTAGGTTTTGTGCCACCTCAATTGCTTGCTCGTTACGATAACCAAGCACTCCATTAACGCGTTTAATCCCTGTAAACGTAGGCACCGCTAAATCAAGCAAAGGATTGTCAAGCGTCCTAGTAATAACCGGTTGGTCATTCATTAGCATATGCTGTGTATCTTTAAGCACGGCACTAATTTCTACAATGCGCTTTTTAAACGACACCCTACTACCTGTCTGCAATTTAATCTCAACCGGCATGGTTTTGACGTACACAGTAATTGGTAAGCCAACCTCATAGTTGGTTGTTGATTCACGATCAAACGTCACAGCGCCACCAGCGCTAACTGTTTCATTTGATTGTGGCACGCCATCGGTAATCACATTAAGCGACTTACCAATGTGCGGCAAGCCACTGCCAACACCACCAGCTGATGCGCCCACAAATGCACAATCTGTATACAAGTCGTCTTTGAACTGCTCAATAAAGTACCTTGTTGTGCCATTAAATACGCGTTTAGTAACTACATAAATTTGCGTCACATCTACTCCAACATCAATAAATTCACCGTCAGTAGTGAACTCACTTGGCGATGTAATTTGCTGGCTACGCATGATTGAAAATATAGCCATACTGCCATCGCTAGTGTTTGTCATCAGCAGGAGATCTGATTCATCTGTGCTTGATGCTCTACGCAATGCAATGCGCTGTGGGCTTTTAAGTAGATGTCCAGCCAGCAATGATATGCGCTGCGTTATGTAGGTGAGCTGAGTATCAGAAAAGACAAACTCATTAAGTGATTTGCCTTGGCGCTGGATGTAGACAGAGCCAGACTCAACCGATTGCACCCGCGTGCCAGGCTTAGATCCATTTCTGCTGACATTCTTAAACGTAAAGGTAAGCGGAGTGATTGGATCTGTTCCCTGCTGTGGTACATAGAATTCACCACCAGTAGTAAAGACCTGGAAGTCACGCGAACTAACAATGTCAATAATGACGTTTAGATCGTTAGTGTCTAGCGTGGCCTCAACAGCATCATCATCAAGCGATTCATTTGGCACGAAGTCAAAAAACAAACCGATCTTGCTACCCCATACCGTAGACGGCCTAGACTTAGACCCGCCAAAATATAATCGTCCTTCGTGGAATGTAACCGTGCGCGGCCAACCTTTAGCGCTTGACCACACATCCTCATATCCGCTTTCAACTTCCCAGCTTCCTTGTGGAATATTGCTAGTATTAAAAAACGGATATTCAACCACGGCTTTTACAACAGTGTTGCTAACATATTCAACAATTCTAGCCCTACCTTGTGGTGATGCATTTATATATTGATTCACACTTGACGCAGAAAAAGCAGAATTCTGCGAAGTTAAAGTCACATTACCTGAAACAGCGCTCGGTGTTAAATGGCCAGAAGTTGGTGTTGTAGTTGTTAATGTAAAAGCATATTTTGGAATGCTATCAAATGTAATAGTTGTAGATGTCCATGCGGTGTCGCTTGTTCTAGTAATCCTTACCGGCTGAATATCAGGATGCACAACAATCAAAGTGTCTGCCGATTGCGTCCAGCACATATCGTCAACAATTGTGCTGCCTATAGTAGTTGTCAGGTATGGATTGCCACCACCATTGATGTTTGTTTGTACTACGCCATTCTTAATGACGTACATTCTGTTGTGCGTAAACACAAGCATGTAGGAATCATCCACAGAGAATTGGAATGAAACCATGCGCACACCATTGCCTGCAGACTCTGTGCTGGTGTTTGGTAATTCATAAATATGCTTTAAGCCAGGTCGACGACGCAATCCACCTTGCGGCTGGATCAATACATTCGTAGCCTTAGACAAAGCATTAGCATATGCCTGCAGATCCACGCGAGCACGCAACAGCGGATCTAATTCTCCGGTGCTAAAGTTTGTGGTGAAGTCTACAAAACGCGGCATCAGTTCCTCACTGCTATTAGTGTGTAGTCTTCAATTGCTCTTGTCGGTTGACCTTGCGCGTCAATCTGCGTGGCTGTACGGAAAAACCCACCTCTACCATTTTCAGATGGATCACCCACAGCTTTACGCTCCCAGCGCAATGATTTGTCTTGTTGCTCAGTAATAGGCTCGGCCAAGTGCCAAGCCATCATGTACTTCATTAGCTGCACAAAGTATTGTGGCCAGGCAAACTCACCGGCAGAATATTGATAGTCTATAAAAACAGATTCTAGGTTTGCCAGTAATTGATCGCCTTGTATTTCCCAATCCTTTTGTACTGATGCGCCTGGGTTGGCGCTTTCATATACAGCGCGTGGGCTGGCTAACCGATCACCAGGTAACTGGTATGCATATTTCCAAACTGAATTTGGTGCTGTAAGTAGTCGTGCTAATTGTATTTTCTTGGTGTTGAATGACCAAGGATACATTACCAATGTGGAGTCACGCGTGTCAGGATATAAACGATCACACGAATTTGATTCATCTGTTCCATCATTGAAAGATGAAATAGGCTCTGCTCCAAGCAATATTAGAGCGTCAGCGCAAATTGAAACACCAGTATCACCTGCAGCCATTAGAACCCCTTAACGTAAGAAAGGGCCGGCCTTATAAAAGACCAGCCCTCAACACTACAGTACCGACGGATTAGTCGCCGTCGGTGGCCGACAGAGTCGTGCCATCAGTCACATCCACAACGCCACTTGCATTGGATACGACGTACACCAGAGTGACGACGGCTGTTGTGCCAGTCGAAGTCA